CCCGCCAGGGAGGACGGGGGTGACGCCAGGGACGTCAGCCCAAGTGTCGTAATCCACGGGCAGGTCGCCCCAGGTTTCACCCGAGGTGGCCAGCTCGCCCCAGGTTTGGAAGTCGATCTGTTCCGTGCCACCAGCGGGCCAGCCGATCTCAGCAACGGCCAGTACCCAGCGGCGGGCCTGCTCACGGGCGTAGGTGATGATGCGCTGCTCATCCACGGACTCCACGACGAGGTACTGCTTACCGACGCCCTCGTCCTTCGGTGTGAGGAAGCACAACGGTTCGCCTGACTTGAGGATTTCCCAAAGGCGGTAGCGGGCTCCGTCAGTCATGGTGAGGAGCGTGAGGACGCCCTTCGACATACCCATCGGTGCGGTGACTGCAATACGGTCAGCGCGGTTCAGGACGTCGAATGTGGCGGTCTTACCTTCCCGCCTGAGCGTCGGGTACGACTCCACCCAGATCGGCATACCAGCCAGGGGTCGGGTCACGGGCCGCAGCCAGTCATCCTTCACCCCAGTCAGGACGGTCTTGGCTGTTTCCGTGGCGATGGCGTTGTGGTCCGCGTCGTAGCCGATGAGCGTGTACGTCAGGTCCAGGCCGAACGGGGCCTCGAAATCCCTCGCCCCCAGTACGGACTCCCCTACCCAAGGGTTAGCCCACCTGACAGCCTCAGTCACACGACCGTCATGGCGGGTAATCTGCAACGTCACCGCCCCAGGGATCGACGCCTTGATGACGACCGACGCCGTCGTGGGGTCTGCTTCCAGTACCAGCATTAGCGCCTCCCAAGGGTGAGTGAGCGTGCCAAGTCATCGTTCGATGACCCGACTTCAGTGCGAACGATCTCCGTCAGTTCCGTCTCCCCGATGAACACCTGAATCGTCGGGTCAAGAACGCCACCATCCATCGCCATCGTGGGGGCGTAGACGCGCTTCATGAACGCCGCATCAGCCGCCAGGGTCGAGAACGGGTCAGCGAGGGTGTTCCCGACACCAATGTTGAAGCCATCTCCAACGTCCTCACCAATGCCGATGAACACGCGGGACGGGGAGTGGGAATCCAGCGACTTGCGGGCCGCCTCGATGTAGGCATCCACTTCAGCCTTGAACGCGCCCTGCTTGCTCTTGAAGCCGATGATCATTCCGTCGCCCATGTCAGCGCCGACCTTGACCAGGCGGGCCTGCTCCTTGGCGATCTTCTTCTCCAGGCCAGCCAGCGCGGCTTCCGCCTGGAGGACGCCTGAGCCCTTGGCGTTGGCGGCCATGCTGTCAGCCACCTTTCCTGCCCAGATGTTGTTCTCGGACAGCTTCGTCACGATGGTTCCAAGGAGGGCGGTGGGCTGACCGTCGGTACCGATGAGTTGCGAGGCCAACTGGGCTCCCGCCTGCGGCCCCATCTGCATCATCTGCTGCATCAGGAGTTGGCCGCCGACACTATTCGGCCCGAACTGGGACGCGATGGCGTTCGACACGGCGCTCATGGCGTTGCCGTACAGGTTCGACTGGGCCAGAAGCTTGTCGAACTCGGCCTCGAAGGTGGTGATGCCCGCCTTCGCTGCGTCGTACGCGGCCTGGGCTTCCGCCACGCGGCTTCGGTCGGAGTCGCTGGCGTCAGGGCCAGCCGCGCCCCGCTGGGCCTCCTGGAGGCTCTTGTAGGCGTCGTCAGCGGCCTTCACCGTCGCGTCAGCGGCGCTCTGGGCGTCAGCAACGTTCACGCCGCCCGTGATGGCAGACATGGCCTCGTTGCGGTAGTCCTTCCACGCCTGGACCGCGTCATCCAGGGCCCTCTTGTTCGTTTCTACCCACTTGTTGATGCGGTTCTCGCTGGCAGTTAGCGCCGCCTCTAGTTCGGAGCGCATCTTGTCGCTGACCTTTCCCATGTCACCCAAGCCGAGCGCGAAGCCGTCCACGACGTCGCCACCGATCTTGATGAACACCCTGGACGGTGAGTGCGAATCCAGCGTTGTCTTAGCGGCGTTGATCGCGCTCTGGGCGACGCCCGTAGCCGCAGCCTGGACGGGAACCTGGCCGTTACGGATACCGATGGCCATGCCGTCAGTCATCGCGGTACCCAGCGCCGTGCCCGAAGTCCTCATACGGCTGGCGGCCATCGGGTCCTTCATGGTGGCGATACCTGAATCCACCAGGCCCTTGCCGATGCGGGTGCCTTCCTTCTCGATGGTGTCAGCGGCGTCCGTGATGCCCTTGGAAGCGTTCTTCTTGAAGTCGGCAACGGCCTGCTTCGCTGTAGCAAGCTTGTCGCCCAGGCCAGGCACCCAGGAGAACGCGGTGGCGGCGGACTCCACGATGTTCTCCGCCATCCACAAGAACGCATCCACCAGGGGGCGGGTCACGTTGCGAAGGATGAACGGGGCAAGCTTCGCGCCAGCCTGAATCAGGTTGCCGATGGCGAAGATGATGAGGCCAATAGCGCGCCCAAGTACGTCAGCCAGAACCGTAGCCACGGCCTCAATCACGGGGATAAGGGGCTTCAGGATCGGCATGATCGCCTTGAACAGGACATTGACAAGTTCACCGAGCGGGGCCAGGAGCGTGCCGACTATCGCCAGCAGCGGGGCGATGGCGTCCACCAGGACCAGGATCAGGTCAGCGGCCACCATGAGAATCGGCGCGGCGGCATCCAGAATGGTGAACACCAGGTCGCCAAGCGGGGCCAGGATAGGCAGTAGCGCTTCCAGGAGTCGGCCCAGAACCTCCCCGATCTTGCCCAGGAGCGTTCCAACCAGCGGGCCAACCTTGGACCCGAGTTCCGCAAACACCTCCAGGATGGGCTGCAAAGCGGCCACCAGCGGCCCCAGGGCCGCCGTCAGGCCAGTCAGTACGGCGCTGGCAATGTCACCCAGAATCTTCGCCACAGGGGCCAGCACGGGCGTCAGCGCGCCAATCGCAGGGCCGAGCGCGCCGAGCGCAGGCCCCAGGCCCGTAATGACACCTTCCAGGGCCTTAGTGATGGGCGGGAGGGCGTCCTTCAGGCCCTGCATCAGCGGTACCGCAGCCTGGGCAAGCCCCTGGCCAACGGTGTCCTTCAGGGTGGAGATCATGCCCGCGAACGTGGCCGACTGCTTATCCATCATGCCGACGACGCGCTGCGCTGACTTACCCGCGCCGCTCTCGATGGCCTTGAACACGTCCTCGACCTTGACCTGGCCCTTGGTCACCATCTTCGCGATCTCCTGCGGCGACTTGCCCAGGGATGCTGCGAGAGCGTCGGTGGCGTTCACGCCAGCCTCCGACAGCATGTTCATCGACTCAGCGGTGACCTTGCCCGTGATCTGCATTTTCTGGAGCGCCGCAACGGAACGGTTGATCCCGTCCTGGCCCGTACCGACAGCCGACGTCGCATCACCGATGCGGGTCATCAGCGGGATAATGTCCTTAGCGGCAGTACCCGTGGCCAGAAGCTTGCTGGCGGCCTCCCGAAGGCCAGGCAACTCGAAAGGCGTCTTGGCCGCAAAGTCGTTCAGTTCCTTCATGAAGCCTTGGGCCTTTTCGGCGGAGCCAAGAAGCTTCGTAAACGACACCATCGCCGTTTCGTTAGCCATCGCGGCCTTCACACCGAACGCGGCGATAGCGCCACCAGCGACAGCCGCGCCAGCCCCCAGGCCAAGAAGGAGGCCCCCCGCGCCCTTCATCCCCTTGGAGAACTTGGACGCGGAGTTCCTGCCCGCTTCCTCGGAGTCGCGCTCAATCTTGCGCTTCAGCGCCGTCGTATCAGCGGTGACCTTGACGCTCAGTTCGCCAACGGTACTCATCTGATAACTCCTTCTACGCCGCTGAGGGCTGCTTCTAGATCAGCCCAACTGGTTTTCTGTTTCTGGTCCTTGGCCCCTGGCCGCCACACGGGCTTCGGGGGCTTCGGCTTCTTCTTGCTGTTCACGGCCACCTGTACCCAGGCGACCTGGTTCACTGCATCCACCACCTGAGCCATCAGGTACGCCTCGTTCGTCCATGAGGCGGGGCCCTGGTCCTTATGCCACGCCCCCAGCGGGAGCCTCTGTAGAAGCACCCACACCCTGCGGGGGGTGGCCTGCTGCGGGTCTACGCCGTAAACACGCAGCAGGCACTCCTCCACATCGGGGTCGAACATGGCCCAGGAGGCGGCAATCAGTTTCCCGAGTTCCCCACACCTGCGTCGTCGCCCAGGGCGTTCATCAAGTCCTCAACGTCACCGCTGGTGGGCTTGTTCGCCATGAACTTCTCCATCTGGTCAGCGCCCAGGATCATCTCCAGGGCCCCCACCATGTCGCCGTCCCCGAGGGAGCCCATGACCTCGATGGGCCACTCCTTCGCGGGCAGGCAGGTGTAGGACCTTCCGCCGAACTTGAACTTGAACCCCACACCAGCAGCTTCCTTGCGGGCTGCGCGGGCGGCGTCTAGATCGAACGCACCAGCGGAAGCCCCCCGTCGGGCGGTCATGCCGTGGTCGCCTTGGCCGCTACGGGCGCGACGGTGGCCGAGCCCTTGATGATGTTGCAGAGAACGCCAGCATCATCCATCGCCATGAGGGTGACAGGCAGGCCAACTGCGCCCGACTGAGTGATCTCAATGTCGCCAGCCTCGCTGAGGGTCGCACGCGGGAAGTGGTAGCGAACGACGTTGTCGCCGTCCTTCACGTCCACGAGGATCGCGTGGTTCACGACGTCCGAGTCCGAACGAACGGTCATGCTGAACGCGCCAGCAGTCTCGGTCGGGGTCTCCCCACCGAAGTAGAGGGCCACGTTCTGCGCGCTGAACTCCAGCATGGTGAAGTCCACCGTCAGCTCACGGCTGGTGATGATGGTGCGGACAGGGCTGCGGCTCTGCCACGGGGTGATGTTCTCCGAGTTAGTGGAGGTGCCGAAAGTGACGCCATCCTCGCTCAGGTAGCCCAGCGTGGTCCACGCAGCGGCAGGCGCGGTGCTTGCGTCTGTCGGTGCAGCGGTGCCCACGGGGGCGATGTAGATGCCAGGCCCATTCGACGTGCCGATAAGCACGGCGTCGGGGTTGAGTGCTGTCGATGCAGCCATGTTCCTTCTCCTTTATCCGATGCCACGCATAGCCCGAACGGCTATGGAGGTCCTAATGACGTAGCGAGGAGCGCCGTCCTCATCGGGAGCCCACATGGGCCCCATCTCTACGTCGCAACGCCCGACCAGGGAGGTCGGGTCAAAGGGCAGGCGCACCAGGCGCTGCCTCGCTTCATACGCACGGTCACGGGCGCGCTTCTTGCTGCTGGCGCGCACATCAACCTGAATACCAACAATGTCCTCAACGTGGGGCCAGGGAAGCTGGGAGTCGTACGCCCAGCAGGTGATACCGCCGAGGTCTTTCAGGGCGGAGTAGGTGATGGCCTCAACGTCGGGGGTTTCGGGGGCGTGGCTCATCCGTACTTCACCTTCGCCTTCGCCAGGGCAGGCCCGAGGTGCGGCTGGGCCTGCATCTTGGAGGTACCGAACTCCACGAACATGGCGTAGTTCACGTTCGTCCCGACGAGGAACACCTGGGTCTTATCGGCGGGGCTGGATTGCGGCTGCGTGACGTAGGAGCGGCGCAGGTTGCCCGTATCGACGGGGCAGCGCATCTTCGTGTCACGCTCGATTTCCAGCGCGGCACGGAAGGCGACCTCGCGGGCGGTGGAGTGGATGGGGCCCTGGTTCGTCCAGGTGAAAGCCGACTTAGCCATTAGCGACCACCTCAGACACCGTGGCGACCCAGCAGTCAAGCTCGCCCGTTCCTCTCGGGTCCTCTGTGAAGTGGACTGCTTGGGCTCGCCAACTTCTTCCACGGGTGACCAGGACGTCGCCAGGCTGAACCTCGCTGGTCAGGTAGGCGGTTCCGAGGCGGCGGTGCATCGGGTCGGCTTGGCCGTAGCCGCCTTCTTCCGACTGGCGGGGCGAATCAGCGGGCGTGCCTTCCTGGAGGGTTCCCTTGACTTCCCCAAGGTCGGTGAACGCCTGGTCCTCGGCCCAGCCGTGATCGTCCAGGGTGCGCGAAGGGCGCATCACCTGGAACGAGTCAGGCTGGATGAGGACGGTCATGGACTACTCCGTCACCACGGGTGCGTCAGCGGGGGCATCGGCGGGCGCGTCAGCAAGCGCGTCGGCGGGAACCTCGTCAGCGGCAGCGACCGTGAACGGCAGCGTGGCCGACTTCGCGTCCGAGTAGCCGACAGCGATGGTGTGAGCGCCAGCCGCGACAGTCGCCAGGTTCAGGTTGAACGAAGCGGCAGTAGCGGTAACGCCAGTAGCGGCTCCAACGTCAGTTCCGTCCAGGTACACGCGCAGGCCCGTGGCGAACAGCGTGCCAGCGAATGTCACGGCAACAGTGCCACCCGTGACACCCGTGTTCGGGGTGACCGTGGTCAGGGTCGGCTTCGCGTGGGCGACAGACACCGTGCGGCCATTCGACTGGACCGAGTTGGCGGGGACGCCGACCTTGAACTCGTAGGCCGTGAACGGGGCGTACTGCGACTTCGGCAGGGACACCGTGGCGCTGGTCGCTGACACGAACGTGAACGGCACCGATGCGAGGCTGCGGGTCACCGTCATGTTCGGGGTGAACTCCGTGCCAGCGAGGGTAATCACCATCGGGTCGGTGATGGACTCCCAAGCGGGAGCAGCAGGCGTGACAGACACCATCGTCGGGTTCGTTGCGGTTACGACCAGGTTCTTCGCTGTGGTGAACGTCTCACCCGTCATGCCGACCTGGATGGTGTACGTCTTGGCGACAGAGATCAGTGAGCGCGGCACCGACAGGTGCATCTCCGTAGCGGAGACGAACGTCATCGACCGCAGGGCCGTGCCGTTGTCAATGTTCGCCACCATGCCGTCACGGAAGTTCGTGCCCTTCAGCACCACGATGGTCGGGTCAGCCATCATCTGACGGTTGATCGACGCGGGGGTCAGGCTGGTCAGGGTCGGGTCAGCAGGCGGGGCAGGCGGCGGCGGGGTAACAGCCGTCACCAGGATCGTCTTAGCGGTGGACAGGTAGCCGACGTAGCCGACCTGAATCTGAAGCGACGAGTCGGGCGTGAACGTGTTGGCGGGGGCGGTGAACGTCACCTCAGTCGGGGTAACGAACGTGACAACGCCCACCTGGGCACCGTTGATGAACACCGACTGGTCAGCCTTGAACCCTGAGCCGTTGATCGTGATGACAGTCGCGGAGCCAACAGCGTCACCGCTGACCACGCTGGGGGTCACGGTCGTGATGTTCGGGGCGACAATGGCTGGCTGCTCAATCGGAGGGGCCACATTCGACGGCACGATGCGGTCAGGCAACTGGATCTCGTAGTCCTTCAGCGTCGGCTGGTCGGGGGCGAGATACGGGGTCATGCCGTAGTTCGGAGAAGCTGCGGTCACGTAGTCGCCGTGCGAGTCGTAGCCAGGGATCGGGGTCGTGCCGTGGCCGTCGTTCAGGGCGTCAATGTCAGCGTTCACAGGTGCGGGAGCAGCCTTCGTGGTTTTCTTAGCGGCCATCAGTAGTTCTCCAAGTCGTTCGGGCCAACACGGCCAGCCAGAAGGTTGATCTGCGCCCTACCCGTTTCGGGCATGGGCGGTGAGTCGTAGGTGTGAACGAAGCGGGGGTCCTTGTCCCAGCCCCAGCGGTAACCGACAGCGACGTTCAGGTTCTGGCCCCGAGCCCTGGACCGATGCCAGTTAGCGCGGGCGAACGCCGTGGAAGGGTTCATGCCCGTGCCAGACGAAGCTGACTGGCTCGTCGTGTAAGTGATGGTCTGTGAGCCCGTAGACACGGACTGAACTTCGCCGCCAGCGATGACGCCACCCGAGCCACTAGCGCCAGAAGCGCCCAGCTCCAAGGTCGCTGCGTAGTATTCCCACGCCTCAGCCGCTGCCCCGTGGTTGTCGTACGGATGCTCAGCTGCGATCTCGTCCTTGACTTCCTGGGGTAGATCCGCAGGCATCCAGTCTTGGGGCGCAGCCATCGCTTCCTTCTTCCGTCAAGAGGGGTGGTGAGTGGGGGCCAGCCACGGGGGGCACAACCAGCCCCCACTCACCGATTCGGGTTCCCGTACTACGGTGCCTTCGGGGTGAGGGCAGCAATCGGGAGGACGCCAGTCGGGTTCTCCAGGCTGGCGGGGTTCGCCAGGGTGAAGCCGACGCGCATGACGGCGCGGATTGCGATGGAGTCGCGCTCCGCAAGGTTGCCGAAGCCAGTCAGCGAAGCCTCGGTGAGGATCTTCGTCTTGACGTCGCTACGGAGGCCGATGATCGCGCACGAGTCATCGACTGCGATGGCGTCAGCCTTGGTCTTGTCCCAGCCCAGCGGGTAGGCAGCGGGAACGCCGTAGATGGAACCGACGTTCGGGTTGCCCTCGGTCGGGACGTAGATGGACGAACCGTTGCCGTCCTTCATGCCACGCAGGGTGGAGCGGAGGCTACGCGACGCGAACACGTCGGTAACGTCGTTTCCGATCTCCTCAACGGCGCTGAACAGTGAGTTCATGTCGTCGCCAGGGTTGCCCGAGCCTTCAACCTTTGCGGCTGCGGCGAACAGGCCGCCCACGGGGAACGTGGTCGGTGCGCCCGTGCCGAAGAACACGGCTGCGTCGAGGACGCGACCGAACTCCTGCACGATGAGGTCGATGGTGCGCTGAACAACGTCGATGCTGGCGTCAGCGATGACGTTCTCGTCGATCGGCACGATGACCGCAATCTCCTCAGCGGTGAGAAGCTTGTTGGCCCATGCTGCCTCAGACTGCGGCTTGACTGCCTGGCTGGCGTTCAGGAACGCAGCGGTCGGCAGAGCAGAGAGGACGGGGATACGGGCGGTCTTGGTTCCCATCGGAACCACGGTGAGGCCCTGAAGCGCAGCCGACTTCTTCGGAAGCGCGTTGATGAGTTCGCCAGCGAGAGCCTCGTCAAAGAGGGCTTCTGCGTCTGCCTGAGTGATGCCGTCTACGGCCATGAGTTTTCTCCTTGTGAGTGGCCCATGCCGCGAGGCGGATTACCCCTTGGCGAGTAGGCGCAACAGTTCGTTCGGGTCAGGCTTCGCCTCGGGAGTCGGGGCCGCCTGGCCCTTCCTGGCATCCGTCTTGGTGCCAGCGGGCTTGAACAGCGCCTTCATCCGTTCGGCATCTTCACGAAGCTCCTCCTCGGTGGACCCGATGAGTCGATCCGCGAAATCTGCGGGCAGCCCCTCAGCGAGAGCGACCCGATACTTAGTGGCGGCGACTGTGGCGGCCTCAGCTTGCGCGATAGCGTCAGCGAGAGCCTTGTCCTTGTCGGCTACCTGATCGGGTGACACCATCTGCTCGATCTGCTTGCGCAGGTCTGAGAGTGCCTGGGCGTCCTTCTTGGCGCGGCCTTCCCACTTGCGGGACATGGCTTGCCAGTCGGTGCCTTCGCCCTGCGGCTCAACGGCGGGTGTCTCGTTCTCGCCCTGCGGCTGGTCTTGCGTTACTTCTTCAGAACCATGCGGCTCAGTCATAGTGTGCCTCCCTGTGGTCAGATTGTCCACTATTGGTGGTCAGCGTGTCCAGCCCGACACGCCGTTAGTCAGTCAGGGGCGGGAGAAGCTCGGGCGTGTACCCAGGGGGCGTCATGGTGGCCACATCCAGGATGTATTGCTGCTGGAGTTCAGGCGGCCAGGTGTCGTACGCCCTGGGGAGCATCGTCACGGAGTCGATGGGGGTTTGCCATAACTCATCTTCCATCGAACTTCCCCACTTCCTCGGCGATGATGTGAACGCCCCTGGGGGTTTCGTGTACCTCCAGGACCTTGAGTTTAGACCAGACGATGATTTCCTGTTCCCGCTTGACACGGGTGAAGCCTTCGACTGGATAGCCGCTGGTACCGCCGCGAACCTCGACGAGGATGGAGCCAGCGCGGTCCTCGCCGCCGAACCTGCCTGACGCGACGCGGCGGTCAAAGGAGTGGGACCAGCCGCCCTGCGTATCGAGAATCTGGCCGATCTGGGCCTGGTTCTGAACGTAATCCCAAGCGGCCTTCTTGGAGCGCATGTCCATGCCTCGGTAGGTGGTGGAGGCGTACATGGGGGCGTTCTTGAACCAGGCCTCCACCTCGTCGTTGCGGGGCTTCTTTTCGGCCTTGTTGTACCAGCCCTTGACGTAGTTGCTGGTGTAACTGGTGATGTATTCAACGATCTTCTTCGCGTCGCCGTGGGCGGTGATCTTGGCGGGTAGAAGCTTGCCGTCAGCGGCCCCGTCCCACGCTTCCCGCCATTCGGCGTCGGTGACGTCGTCGTAGGGCGACTTGGATGGGTCGAGTTTCTTAGCTTCCCAGCCCTTGGCGGTGTCGGCTTTCGTGGCGCTGGTGGCCTTGGGTACGTCGATGACCCATTCGGGGCGTTCGATGCCTGGGAGTTTGACGTTGCCCTCTTTGGCGGCCTTGTTGAGGGCGGTAGTGGAGTTGGGGCCAGCGCCCGTGTTCGTGGGGTTGTGAATCCACTTGTCGCCGTCCCAGGTGAACGTGTCGCCCTTGTAGGTGCCTGTGACCTTCTCGCCGACCTGGGTAACGGTGGTTCCTTCGTAGGACCCTGACGCGGTCTTGGGGGTGCCGCCAGGCTTCCCCTGCGGCTCGCCCTTGATGAGGCCCTTGTAGGCGAGGTCGTCGTCCAGCGCCTTCGTGACGACGCTGTTGGCCTTGGTGCCCGACGAGTAGTTGTACCAGTAGCCGTTCTGCTTGGACCACTTGTATTGCGTCTTGCCGTAGGTGCCGTAGGCGTCGCCGTTCGTGGTGATGATGGTTTGGGTTGGCTTGGCGGGCGTGGGCTTGGCGATGGGCGTGGGGGCTGGGGCGGGGGCGGGCTTGGCTTTGAGGCTGACGGTGTTCACCGCGTCGGTCAGTTCTTCCTGGATGGAGAACGGGACGTTCTTGCCCGTCTGGAGGTCGGTCCACTTCTCCGTTGCGGTCTCGAAGTAATACGCCTTGCCGTCCTTCTCCACGGAGACGTAGAGCGTCTTGCCGTTGGCCTTGTGAATCCACACGTCGTAGCCCGCCACGTTGCCGTAATCGGTGGTGAGGCCAGCGTTCGCCATCGCTTCGTTGTAGCCCTGCGTTTCTTTCAGGGCGGCAGGTTTGACGGGGGTGGCGCTGGGGAGCGGCTTCTGGTCCTTGAACGCCAGCTTCTCCAGGTCGTCCAGGAGTACCTGATCGTTGTAGACGGCGGCGTTCTCAGCATCTACCCACTTGCCGCCCGTGCCCTTGCCCTTTACGTAGGCGACGCCCTTCGGCCCTTCCACGTACCACTGATCGGCGGAGGGGTCGTCGGGCGTGGCGAACCGCCAGAACTTCCAACTGCCCTGCGGCGAGGTGCCGTACTGCACGATGGAGCCGTTGTTCGTTTTGATCTCGAACATGGACTTGCCGAGTTCGGTGGCGACTGGGGCGGGCGGGTTCGCTTTGTCCCATTCGCCCAACAGGTCAGGCTTCCCTGCGGCGCGGGATGGCATCGCTTCCACGGCCTTGTCCAGGTTCTGGTTCAGGTATTCGTTGGCGAACTTGCCTGAATCGACTTCCGCCCATTGGCCCATCGTGGAGCCCGACTTCTGGTAGCCCTGGCCCTGGGGGCTTTCCGCGTAGAACTTGGGGCTCATCTCGCCGTTCTTGTCGGTGAACCGCCAGAACCGCCAACCGTTCGCCTCGTAGAAAGTCGTCTGGAACACGGACGTGTCGTCGTGGATGTTGAGCATGGTCTTGCCGATGGCGGTTGTCGGCGTGGGGGCTTCCTGGACGGTGGCCTTGGCGTAGGCGCTGGCCAGGTTGTCAGCGATGTTGCTAGGCACCTGCTTCGTGACGCCGTTCTGGCCCACATGAATCCACTTGCCCTCGGCCTTGTCCATGACCCAGGTGTGGCCGTTCTTTTCGGCCACGACGTCGTTGCCTGACGTCCAGAACTTGAAGTCGTTGGCGGTGCTGGCGGTGATCGGCTTGCCCTTGTCCTGCCAGTTGCCAATGAAGGCGTCGCCCATCTTCGTTTCGGGCTTCGGTACGGGAACGTCAGTCGGCTTGGGGGGCTCGTTCAGGACAGCCTTGGCAACCTTGGGCTGGACGGATGGCTGCCCGACCCCCAGGGCCTTGTCAGTTATGGTCTGCTTCGCGGCCTGCTCAGCGGGGTTCAGCGACTTGGCCGCAAGCTTCTTCGGCCCCATGACGCCATCAGCTTTCTTACCCTTGTTCAGGGTCCACGATGACCAGCCGTTCTTCGACGTTTTCAGTTCCAGGTCATTGACCTTCGTGTCCTCGTAGGGCTTGTACCGCTGGCCGTAGCCGAGTTTCGCGGCGGGCTCGTCCATGAGGACGGGGACGGTGACGCATGTGCAGTTGGGGTGGCGGTAGGTGTCCACTTGGGCGGGGAAGATCGTCCCGTGGAGGGTTCGGCATACGTCACAGGCCCCAGGGCGGGCTACCCATCGCCAGCCGTGGATGAGGCCTTCGTGGGCGGCCTGCTGGTAGGTGGTGAGGCTGGCCTGGTCGTAGGCGCGGGCCATCGTGGTACGGGCGATCATGACCGAGCGGTACTGGCCCTGGCCGAATACGGGCCCTAGCGCGTCCTGGAAGCGTTTGGCGGCGACCTTGGGGCTTTCGCCCGTGACGAGGCTGAGGGTGAGGGCGTCGATGAGGTCGGCCTGGACCTGGACGGTCATCTTCGCGAAGTCACCCGTGAGAGCCCCGACTCCCCCGTTCACCACTTGGGCTACGGCAGCCTGGTTAGGGACGGCGGTGTAGCCGATGGCGGCAGCGGTATCGGTAACGGTTTGGACGACGTGGGCTGGGAGGGCGTCGATAGCGGCCTGAAGTGACTGGCCGCCTGCTTTGTTGATGTAGCCCATCGCCTGAGCGGTGATCTGCGCCTGGGGCGTGGACATGGGTTTCATGGCCTTCAGGCTGGTGACCAGGGAATTCAGCCTGGCGGCTTCGCCAGCCTTCAGCGGTGGCTGCCCCTCAGCGAGCCTGACAGCCCAGCCCTCGGCCTCCTTGGAGACGGCGGCGTAAGCCTGGAGCCACGCGACGGTTGCTTTCCGCTGCGGCCCTGGGGGCGCGGCGGAGGGTGGCGTCACGGGCTAGGCGGCAGCAGGGTCGGGTTGCTGAGCAGCGCTGCGGTCTGCGCGGCGATGGCGTTATTGGCCGCTACCCCAGCGGAGCCAGCGAGGATGGTCGCCTCGTTGATCTCGTCGGGGGTGAAGCCGAGGTATTTCTGGGCCGCGATCTGCCACGGGACGCCAGCCTGGACAAGCTGGGATACGACCTGGGCGTTGTTGAGGTCGTTCTGGACGATGACGTCACGCCAGACGGGCTCCGCCTCGATGCCGAGGAGGTCCAGGGCGGCCTGGAACGCTTGGCCGAACTCCCGCTGGTGGTCATGGAGGGACTCCGTGAACGGCCCTTCGTCGGCCTTGATGGCCTCGCCGCTGGCGTCGGTGGAGCCTGGATTGACGCGCATGTGGCGCGGGAGGCTGGCGATGGTGAACAGGGCGTCCACCTCAGCGTTCTTGGCGTTGTCGTAGTTGGAGAGGTCGCTGGCGGTCATCTCCTGGACGCGGGCCTGGCCCTCAGCATCCCCAGGGTCGAGGACAATGGCGTGGTCAGGCTGCTGCCGCACCACATACGGGTCCAACTGCTGGCGGGTAAAGAACACACGCTGCTTGAACGCGCTGGTCTCCGCGACGACGAACTTGTTGGCGGTGATCTTGTTGATGCGGTCCTGGATGGGGCTGATCTGGTCCAGGAGCGGTGCGCCCATGTAGCCGTAGGGGTGGATGGGGAACACGGGGACCTTGTCGTAGCCGTGCTTCTCCTCGGGGTTTTCCTCGTCGGGCCTGAAGTCAGTTCCCGAGGGGACGCGCTTCCGCTTCCCGATGGTTCCCTTGTCGTTGGCGACGTAGCGGTAGATCGTGTCCTCGTCCCAGAGGGTCACGTGCCAGCGGTCATCCTCCAGGAACGCTTTACCTGCCCACGCGACGCCCATCCAGTCATCGGGGTCGGGTTCGGCGTAGGCCAGGTTGGCGGCGTTCGCGGTGATGGTGTCGTCAGCGACGATCAGGTAGGTAGCGCCGTGGACCAGGCCCCAGCGGTACATGACGTCCTGGCGTTGGGGGAAGGAGCCCTCGTCCCAGATTTTCTGCGCGGAGTCAGCGCCCGTACCGTCCCACGCTTGGATTTCCAGGCGGGAGATACGGGAAGTGATGGCCAGGCCGCAGTAGTTCTCCGTCAGGGAGTCAGCGAGGCCACGGAACGTCTCACGAAGCTTCGGAGTGATAAAGATTTTGGGGTGGTTGCCGCTGAAGTAAGCCCAGCGGGATGCCAGGAGTGGCGACTGGGTCTTTTCCAGGGTCTTTTGGATGGCGTCCTGGTGATTGTCAGGCAGCGGCATTGGTGTTCTCCTTGGCTCGGGCGCGGGCGGCCCTCATCCACTCCCGAGCGCAAGTGCGGCAAGCCCTCTCCCCCTGCGGGGTGATTCGCGTGTTCGACTCATCGAAGGGGTGGCCGTTTAGGCACTCCGTCTTGTTCTTGTTCTGGTTCGTTGTGCGCCCCTTGCGGGCAGAGTCAGCCATGTTTTCCGCGTGGGTACCTGGCCGAAGGTGCCCCACGTTGATGCACCTGGGGTTATCGCAGAGGTGCATCATGTGGAGGTCCGTATGGCCGTGATCTTGCATCCACGCGAGGCGGTGGGCGTAGACCTTGACCTTTGCGATGGTGATGAAGCCATAGCCCATCCCGTTGTGGGCCCCGACCCACTCATCACAGGGAGTGCTAACAGCAGTCACGTTGCCCATTCTAAGTGGGCATGGTAGGCAACGCCAGCCCCCACGCTCTACGTCGCGAAGGTCTGTATAGCGGCGACGGGGCGGGTCATCAGCGACGTCGCCGCCCACACGTAAGCGTCTAGGCGGTCAGGGCTGGAATCGCCTGGCACCCATTCAGTTAGCTGCTGTTCCAATTCTGGGAACACTCCAGCATGGTGAAGCTTCCCTTGTTCCATCAGGGCGGCGATGGGTTCAGCCCTGGTGTGCTTACCTTTGCTCGCGGTGACTTTCTTGACGGGGACGTATGGGTCTACCGTTCGCAAGACCGAAAGCGCCATGTCCCCGCCATTATTGGTCTCGATGACGACCATGTCCGCCTTGGCGCGGTGGTATTCGGCAACAACTGCTTTGGCCCACTCGTCGGGGCTGGCCTTCAGGGTGGAGTCCTTCAGGCAGTAGAGGTGACCGTCCTTGCGGCTCATCGTCACGATGCCCGTTTCGTCGGAGTCGGGGCCGTAGGTGACGGCGGGGTCCACGGCCACAACGGTTCTCTCTGGCGATTCGGGTTCACTCCCCACTCGGGTTTCCTCGATCATCTTGAGCGTGAACAGAGCCCCCTCGACGTCCTCTAGGAGTTCGCCGTATAGCTCTTGCCTGCCGAGCCTGGTGCCTTCGTACCTGAGCCTGAACTCCTCCAGGGCGGCGGGTGACAGGTTGGCGGCGTTATCGAACGTGGAGCCCCTGGTGACGATGGTGGAGGGGTTCTTCAGGACGCGCTTCGTTAGCTTGTTGGGTTTGGGGGTGGTGGTGACGAGGGTTTGGGGGTTCTCCCCCAGGCGGAGGCCGAACTTCAGTTGGTCCCAGGCGTCCTCGTACCGCCAGGCGGCCAGTTCGTCGCACCAGGCACCGTGATGCTGGGGGCCTCGGAGGCGTTCGGGTTCGTCAGCGGAGAAGCATTTGATCTTCGAGCCGTTGATGAGGTCGAGTTCGCCGTGTGAGCGGTTCCATCGGCGGACCATGCGGTAGCGGTCTAGGACGGCTTTCAGCCCTGATTCGCCTTCCACGCAGGTATCGCGGGCGTCACCGAACGTGGGGGCGATGACGGCCCACCTGGTGCCAGGGTTGCTGATGGCGTTGTAGGCCATCCATTCCGCGCCGAGCCTGGTTTTGCCGAAGCCTCGGCCCGCTAGGACTAACCAGGTGTCCCATGAACTGTCAGGGGGTAACTGTGTCGGCCTGGCCCAGCGGTGACTCCACAGGTATCGGGCTGCCGCCAGCACTTGCAGCGAGGGCCCTTGCGAGTTGTTCGACTTCACGGTCAATGTCGGTCCCTGTTCCCTCGAAATGGGTTACGTCGGCGGCGATCTTGATGGGCTGGTCGATGCCGAACATTTTGGAGCGGCGATCTAGAAGCTTCACCATCACTTCGGCGGCGTCCCTTCTGGGGGGCTGGCCGTTCAGCCCGAGGGCGAGGGGGAGCCAGACGCGGGTGAGGTGGTCTAGGCGTTCCTCCTCCTGCGCCCTGACCTCCTCAGCGGCTGGGCGAACCGTCTTGGCGAGGCCCCGCTGGTAGGCGCGGTAAGCCCCGCTTGCGTCCTGGTAGCCGAGGATTTCCGCGATACGGGTGAACGTGAAGCCACCTACGACCATCTCCAGGGTGCGCTTTTCGCGCTCGGCTTCTTCTACTTTGCGTTGGGGGGTTCGTTTTCCCCCTTTGGGGAGGCGTGGTTTTGATTCGTTTGGGGTTGTTTCGTGTTGAGGCGTTTCGGTCATGTGTTGGCCTCCTTTCGTGGTCGTCCTTTGCGGTTCCATGTGGCGGCTTGGGCTCGTTGGGCTGCCCATGCTGCTTGGGCTAGGCAGTCGGGGCATTGGGCTTCGTGGTGGTGGAGTTCGCAGGTGGGGCAGGTCATGGGCGTTCTCCTTGTATGACGGTGGTTATGTCTTGGAGGGTTCTTGGGTTGTGGGGGTTGCAGATGAGGGTTCCTGGGTAGTGGGAGAGGTTGATGGCGCGGGTTTGGCGGCCTGCTATCCAGGTGGGGTTTTGTTGGGTTCCTCGGGCTTGGCGTTGGAGTTGGGCGTGGTGGGGGTTGTGGAGGTAGATGGGGAGGATGGTGTGGCCTGCGGCGTGGGCGGCGTCCCAGAACTTTGGGGAGGCGAGGCGGTCCCCTTCTCCGATGATGAGTTGGGTATTGGGTTGTTCCTGTACCCACGCGATTGCTTTGGGCATGGCGTTGTAGGGCAGGGTGTCGGTTCCTGGGTGTTTGGGGTTTTTCGGCGTTGGGTTTCCGAGGGTGGTGATGCCGTTGGGCCAGGTGGCGTGCGCGAACGGCTGGGGGTGGAACGTTGGTTCCCCCTCAGTGAAGTGGTCGAGAAGCTTCTTGGTGAGGGTGGATTTCCCTACGCCTGGTTCTCCGAATAGGTACACGATCATTGGATGAGGCCCGAGTTCTTTTGGCGTTCGATGAGGCCGTCTTCTAGTTCGACTTGGCGTGCTTGGGCGCGGTGGAGGGCGTCGGCGCTGGAGGGGGCGTTCTGGAAGCGTTTGACGGAGTAGTAGACGGCGGTGAAGCGGTATCCGCCTTTGAGGCTGCTGGTGATGGGGGTGACTCCGTGCATCATTCGCATGGCGGGGAAGAAGTAGAGGTCGCCGTCGCGGCTGGGGAGGGTGATGTTGTGTTCCGCTATGTGGAAGTGGCCGCCTCTGGTGCCTGCGCGGAGGGTGAACATGGCTGACCATGTGCCGATGACGTTGTTGCGGTCATAGTGGTAGTAGAGGCCTGCGGTGTCGTTCACGATGCCGCTGGTCCAGCAGGTGTCCCCCATGCGCCAGTCGGGGTGGACGTTGGCGCGGGCGGCCACGTTGGCGGCGTTGGGTGAGGTGGGGCCGAGGTCGGTGAGGATGCCCTGTGCCTGGTGGGCGAAGCTTGCGATGGTGTTGTGGCCTTCGGGGTCGTGTGTGGCCCAGGCGGCTACTGAGGGGGCGATTCGGCGCATCATGGCGCTGGGGGCGACGAAGCCGAATGCGTTGGTCTTGGACGCCATGCCGCCTGCGCGGGCGACGGTCCCGAATCGGTGGCGTTGCCGCATGATGGCGTGGCGGCAAGCTTCCCGTTCTGCTTCAGGCATGGAAGCGATGAGTGTGAGGGGCGCGCCTGTATCGGCGTCCACCAGGAGTACGTCCCCTGGGGGTAGCGGGGTGGGCTCCTGGGCTGGGACGCGCTTGTTGGCGAGGCCCTTGGCTTCCTCGTCACTGAGGACTCTGGTGAGGCCGATGATTTCCACGGTCACTCCCCTAGGTAGGCGGTGAGGGCCCGTAGGACGGCGTCAGCGTTGTTGTCTGCCCCAGCCTTCTCCCGTGCCTGGGAGAGGAGCCCTGTGACGTCCTGGTATTCCGTCAGCGGGTAGGCGAGGATGATCGTGCGAACCGTCTTGGCGGCGTAGTCGTCGAATAGCTCCTCAGAGTTCTTCTTCCGATACACGCCCTCCTCGTCGAGGAAGGAAATCGGGTTCGGGGTCCCCTGGGGGTCAATGTCAGCGAAGCCCGCCAGGTTCTTCAGGTCGGTCAGGTCGTCCAGGGCGTAGCCCGTGCCGCCCAGGTCAGCGCCGAAGTCAGTCAGGATGCCCAGGAGGTCGCCGTCGTCGTAGTAGCCCAGGTCACTCGTGCGGTTATCCGCGAGAAGGATGCGCTTCGCCTGCTCGTCATCAACGTCCAGTACCCACGCGGCTACCTCTGCCCAGCCGAGCTTCTCAGCAGCCTGGACGGTGTGGTTGCCTGCGATGATGTAGTTCGTGCCAGCCTGGACGACGATGGGGCGGAACTGCCCGTTCGCTTCCAGCGACTCTGCGATGGCATCCACGTTGCCCCTGCGCGGGTTCCCAGGGAACGGGGTCAGGGTGTCGATGCTGACGTTGATGGTTTCCATGCGTACCTCCCGTAGTGGTGGTGGGGCGGCGGGAGGTACCAACACACGGGAGTAAGTTGCTCTCTCCCGCCGCCCCGAAGTGAGCATACCGCCTACTCACGGTAGTCACTTAGCCGACACGTTTACCAGGGTGAGTCCTCAGCCTGGCCACCAGCCACCTTCGGAAGCTTCGGGATGACCCCGACCTCGTCTGCGGTGATCTCCAGGCTGGTGCGCTGCTCACCTTCCTTGGTCGTGTAGGACCGCTGGGTCAGGCGGCCATCGACGATGACGCGCTTGCCCTTCTGGACGTCCTCGACGGCGGCCTCAGCGAGGCGGCCCCAGAGGGTGACGCGGAACCAGATGGTTTCCCCATCGCCCCAGTTCCCCGAGGAGTCCTTGACCCTGGGGGTGTTGGCCACGCTGAACGACGCGACGGCCCTGCCTGACTCCAGGAACTTCAGCTCAGGCTCCGAGCCGACGTTCCCAGTTACCGTGATTCTTCCTTCACCAGACACTATTCATCTCCTCTAACGGTTCGGGCTCGGCCCATCCTTTGATGAGCCAGCCCCTTGTGTAGGACTCACGCGGGTTTGCGTGAATCCAGGCGTGGCAGGCGGGCGACACGACCATCAGGTTCGTGACCGTGTCGGGGCCGCCCTGGGATTTCATCTTGCGGTGATGCAGGTGGTAGCCCGTGAGAACTTCCCCGCATCTGTCGCAGTAGCCGCCAGCCCTGGCGATTACCGCTGATGCGATTGCCTTATCCAAGGTGGTGAAGGCAATCGAGGCACAGGTGGACAACGTGGGGTCCGTCGTCGTTTCCGCAGGATTCGCAGGTGGGGGTGGGGTCGGTCTGGCAGCACTTCGCCATCAGAACGTCCCCCTGCCCGTGCGGGACAACTTGGTGTTGGCCTGGACGCACATACGGCACTCCCTGTTTCCGCCGTAGCGGTAGATGTAAGCGTCGGGGGTGGTCAGGTCGTGGCCTTTCTCGCAGACGGTGAACGGGGACATGCCGATACAGGTTCTGTCCATGGTCACGCACCTGCCCGAAGCCGAGCGCGGACTTCCATCAACTGCGTGCCGAGCCAGTTCGTGCCAGGGCGCTCGAACGGGTGGTCGCTGGCGGCCAGGTCCACGCCCCAGATTTCATCCCCCCAGAGGGTCCCCTCCTGGATGTAGGCGTCGCCCGTGGCCAGAAGCTTCGCGGCCAGGTCCACGTTCTGGTCGAACTTGGCCCAGACGATCTCGTGCATGACGTTGAACTTGATCGCTTCCCAGTCGGGGCGCAGCGGGCACTTGCGCCCGTAGGACTTGGCTGAGCCAGGGCCTTCCGCGTGGGCGATCAGGTCGCGCCAGGCTTCGGCGTCGTGGTCGTCGGGGTCCACCTTGGCCCACGCGAAAGCATGTTCCGTGGTGGGGAACTCCAGCCCCAGGTAAGTGACGGGGCGCTCGTAGAAGTTGGACATGAACGCATAGGGCTGGGGGCCCATGAAGTCATCCAGCCAGTCGATGATGCGCTCGGGGCGCCTATTGACGTCGCGCAGGGTGATGGTGGTTCTAGTGGTCACTTCCGTGACTCCTTTCGGTTGGTTGAGTTAGCGGTTTCCGCCGTAGGACGCCATGCCCAGGCGGCAGGAATGGCGACCACCAGCCCAGTGATGGGCTCCAGCACCATCGCCCCTCCAGCCCAAGACGGTCCAGAAGGCCATGTCCTGGTAGTAGCGGTTCCACGTATGGGCGGGGCGGTGGCGGAGGATGTAGGAGATCGTTTCTCCGCGTTCCTTGCCGAACATGGTGCGGAGTTCGGGCCGCATCATCCAGGCGGCGCCGATGGCGAGGGCCTTGGTCATCTGGTAGGTGCCCTGGTAGAGGCCGTTGGAGCCTGTGCCCCAATACTGGCCGCGCCCTTCACGCTGGGCGACGCACTTGCGGTACTCCTCGTTCTTCTTCTGGAAGAACTTGCCCTTGTAAGCGGAGGTCTTGATGCCCGTCTGGGCGGGGTCAGTCTTTGCCACCACCACGGGGGGCGCGGTTTCGGTTGCCACGGGGGCCAGTAACAGCGCCCCAGCCAGCAGCATCTCGGTAATCAAGCCGCCTCCTTGCTGAGCGCCGTGCGCTCCCATACGGCGATCACCGCCCCGTGACTGCGCGGGGTGCGTGACTTCGTGTAGCCGATCTGCTTGATGTAGCCCTGCTTGCTGAGTGCTGTCATGGTGGCTCCTACTGCGTTGTTCTTGTTGGTGCCGCTGGTCCCTGACGGGAGGCCCAGTTCGGAAGTGACAAGCTCGCTGGTGAGGTGAGTGCCAGGAAGCTGGGCACGTACCCAGTTGGCGGCACGTTCGGCCCAGGCATCGTTGTTGACGAGGGCCTGGGTCTGGCCGCGCTCCTTGGCGATGAGGCCGCAGACGTTGCAGTTAGCCCCGTGGCAGGCGTGCTTCTTTTCGCGCTGGCCTTCCCACGTGTCGAACAGGCCCATCTGGTTTTCAGTATTCATCGGATCTCCTTTTCTGCGCCTGGTTAGTTTACCTGGTTTGACCACCCGAAGTGGTCAGGGTGGGCAAGCGAGTTGAGTTATTCGGTCAGGCCCTCGGCCACGGTGTCCCGCAGCCACCAGTAAGACCCGTCGTTCGGGGTCTTGATGCGCTTCGGCCACCAGGTTTCATCCCGAGAGCCGCGCCACTTCTCCACCGAGCCAGTACGGCCACAGCGATTACAGTCGGCTTCCTTGTGGGCTTCGCACAGTTCCTTGCGGAGTCCGATGCCCTGGCTGGCCCAGCGGCGCAGCGCAGATGAGCCAATGGGCCGCATAGCGCGCCGCCCATCGGGCCCCTCGTTGCCCATGTGATGCTCCAGCACCACGGATACCCCCTCGGACATGATGTGTTCCAGGGGGCGCTGGAACTTCCGCGTCTCGTCCTCGTCGGTGTAGCCACGGCTGGTGACGAGGTACAGCGGCCCGATCACCAGGATGTCGGGGCGGTGGTGGTGGACAAGCCCACGCAAGAAGCCCTGGTCCGTCGGGTCGGTCAGATCGAACCTGCCCTGGCAGGGGTGGACTGCGATGCGGTCCATCTGCTCCTGGCCGAACCTTCCATGCTTGGCCGCCTGAACTCCCACCTGGCGAAGCTGGTTCTGGATCTGCCCAGGGGTGTATTCGCCATCGACGATCAAGGTGCGGCGCGGCTCGTAGTCCTTGGAGCGGTCCCACGGGTCGAACGGGTCGATGCCCATTGACGACGCGACGGCGATCTGGCGGAGGAACACGGACTTACCCATGCCCTCGGTAGCCGTGACCATCAGGGACGTACCTGCGGGGAGCAGGCGCGGGATGGCCCACGACTGGTTCGGGAACTCCATCGCCATGAACTGAGTCATCGTCGTGGCTTCCACCTTCGCCCCCGCCGTGGTGGCGGCCTTGGTCAGGTGGTCGGCACGCTGCTGGATGAACTCCACCGTCGAAGCGACGGAACTGTTCTTGGCCATGTTGTCGATCTGGGCTGAGAACACACCCAGTTCCCGAGCCAGGTAGCGCTCGGCCAGAATGTTGATCTGGGTGTGGGGGCTGAGGACGTAGCGGCTGGCCTCCATCAGGTCCAGAAGCTTCGTAACCTCCACGCGAGGCCCATCACCCTTAGACCGCATCCTTTCCATGACGGTCATCGGGTCGATGGGGTCCTCGCGCACCAGCATTCCGACCATGTGCTCAGCCACGGTGGAGCGCCAGCCCGAGAACTGGCGCGGCTCCAGGGCCTCCATGAAATGCTTGCCGAGCCCCTTGGGGTCAGCGAGGAGGCATCCGAGGACTTCCTCCTCCAGGCGGTCAAGTACCTCGGTCACCACTCGCTCCTTGCCTCAACAGCCAGCGGCTTCGGGAAGTGGCCGAGGGAGGCCTTGGTCTCGCGCGCCTTGGCCAGGCACTCGTCGGTAGTCATCTCGCCCTTGTCGCGAAGCTCCCAGAGGGGCTTCATGATGGCGCCGTAGTCGGCCACCTTCTTGCGCCGCCAGCCTTCGCACACCTTGGCAGCCGTCAGGCCGCCCTCGTTCGTGCCGTAGTAGTCAGCCACGAACTCGTACAGCCACGCGGCGCTCAGGTCGGGGGCGTTCTTGTTGAGGACGGCAGCCCAGGACATGACGGTCACGTCGTCCACGACCATGTACGGCTCGTGGGGCTTCATGAACGTCAGCATCTTGACGATCTCGGTCTGGTTCATGCGGTAATTCCTTTCTGGTTGGTGTTGGTTGATTCGTCACGGGCCGCTGCGCGTTCCAGCAGCCCGAGAACGTCGTTGTTGCGGCGTTCCACCGCACTCGCCCCGAACGGGGTCATGCCTTCGATCTGGATGCGAAGGGTGTTGGCCGTGACAGGCCGCCCGTCATCAGCCAAGGCGGCAAGCCCCTCGGTGATCTGGGCATCCGAGTAGCCAGCCTTGACCGCCAGGGTTACCACGTTCCGAACGCCCTGGAAGCTCGTAAGCTTCACGACATCGGTGTAGGTCTTTGTCAGCCTGTTGGCCCTCTGCCCCACAGTTTCCACAGGGGCGTCAGCGATGAGCGCCAGCGAATTGCTAACTGACGGTTCTACTGGTGGTTCTATTGACGGTTTATTAGGGGCTGGAGTTGGGGGGTTCATGCCGTTGGAGTTGGGGGGTTCGGTGCTGGAGTTGGGGGGTTCTGGGTTACCGACGGGCTCTGAACTCCCCAACTGAGTTGGGGTATTGAGGCGGTAGCGGGTGCTGTTGTTGGGGCCAGTACCGCCCCCCAACTTCACCAGGTAGCCGTCATCCTCCATCTCGCGAACGACCTTGCGTACCCACTCTGTGGAACAACGGGCCTTGCTGGCGATCTTCCCCTGGGAAGGCCAGCAGTTACCCGCGTCGTCAGCCCAATCGGCCAGAGCGAGGTGCATGAGAAGCCTCTCCCCCTTGTACGGGGAGTGGTCCCAGACCCAGGTCATCAACTTGATGCTCACAGGACGACCACCATTACGTCCACAGAGCGCGCAGAGGCCAGAGCCCCGAACACCTCCCTGGCATGGACAGGGCAGCAGCCCTCATGGACGTCGCGCTTCACGAACTGGAACTTGACGATGCCTTCTTCCAGGCAGCCCTGGATGTCACAGACGCTCATGCCGTCACCTGCGGCGGGTCAGTCGGGCAGACCGCCGTCATCGCGTGATACGAAGCTTCAGCCTGAGCATCGCCAACCTGGCCAGCCGTCTCAAAGACCAGCGCCTCAGCGAAATCCTGGGCATCCTCGTCCTCGATGGGCGGGGTGAACACGATCTCGTCATCGCCGTGAGCGTCCGAGTACCGCATGTTGCGGGTCCAACCGTGGGTCTTGCCGTCAGGGAACGTGAAGGTTCCTGCGCCCTGGGAGCCGCCAATCATGGGGCCGACCCAGGTTCTATGCCACACCACAGACGCGGTATGACCATCAAGAGTGGCCGTCAGGGCCACAGGTATGCTACTTTCCACTTGCTTGACCTTTCGTTAGGTGAAGGGCTTGCTGATTCCTTTTGGTTGAGGAATGGTTGCTGGGCGGCGGGGTGGTTCCCGCCGCCCAATCCCATTTCGGAGGGATTGAAACTCTAACTCATTTTCTGGGCAATCTGGCCACTTTCGGTAGCCACTCGGCGCGCCGCTACATGCTCGACGGACAAGCTCCCCCGAAGAAACCGCAGTAGTGCTTGCAGAAGCGTGCGGGCTTCTCAGGCGGCGGCGCGGTCTCCCGAGCCTTCACCTCTGCCAGCCACTCCAGGGCCTCCAGGGCCATCTCCTCGCTGTACGGCTCCGAGTGAACGCGAATGTCGTCCTCGTCACCGTCACGGCAGATAGCCACCAGGTTCACCGTCTTGACCTGATGCTCCTCGCTCAGGAGCCAGCCGTAGACCTGAACCTGCCAGCGCTGCTGCTTGCTGGGGAAATACTTGACGTTCTTCTTGGTCGTGGTCTTGTAATCAACCACCGCACCCTGAAGCTTGTCGAACAGGTCAACATGGCCCATCATCTCGCCACGCTGGACTTCCACCTCCCGAAGGAAGCGTTCCCCGAACGGGTCCACCCGCTCCACCGCCAGGTCCAACTGCTCATGAATGGCGGTCCCCATCCAGGCGGCCAGCGCCTTCGTGTCGAAGTTCGTCACCGCGTCACCCTGGAGCTTGTGCCACACCTTGCGGCGGCAGCCCCCCAGTTCACTCGGCCCGATCTTCACCTGGCTGCTGCGCGGCTTCGCGTCGTCCTGGCCGTAGATGGCCTTCAGAACGAAGCTTCTAATCTCATCCATCTCAGACCTCCATGGAAGTACGAACCGACGTGCCCACGGAACGGGCTATGTCGATCTGGGTGCGTATCCGCTGGGCATTGGCCCGTGCGGCCTTGACGACGGCTTCAGCCGTGTAGAGGGCGAACAGTTCCGTGGCGGCAGCCGTGGTGGCCATGTCCTCCCGCTCACCTACCGTCGCCTTGACGCCCTGGGCTGCGAACTCCTTACCGACCCTGAGCCGTGCCGAGGCAATCTGCACCTCGTACTGGCCCTTGGCCTGGTGGTAAAGGTGTTCCGCCGCAACGAGTTCTTCGTAGGACGTATCGAGTTCCTTGCTCAGGTCGATGAGGCGCTTCTCAACGACAGCGGGGGTAACGATCTGGCCCATGTCACTCCCTCCAGATGATCGGCTGGCCCAGCGCATCTTCAAGCGCAAGAACCGTGGTCAGGTCGGGTACGGTCAAGCCGCGCAGCAAGCGAGACAGAGCCGATGCGTCATACGTCGCTTCCGCCGCCAGGGAACGGATCGAGCGATCCCCCATGTGGCTGAGAACCTGGCGAACGATGGTCGCTGATGTGATGGCGTACGTCGGGGTGGAAGGCAGGAAGGGCCCCTCGGGCCACTCCCCTCCTTCCGCCACGAACGCCGCAGGTGCGGGGTAGAAGCTCATGCGGACCACCGATCGTTTGACCAAGGTGACCCTGCGTCCGCTTCCGACAGGTAATGGCGGTCCTTCTGGCGAAGCTTCGCCGCCCAGTAGCGGTACGCCTCACGCTCCCGATTCCAGCGGCGGTAGTCCCGACCGACGACCCAGAAGGCGACCAGGGTGAACATGGTCAGGGCCCCGAGAATGAACTCGCTCATGCCACGGCCTCCGCTTCCAGGTCGGCCTTGCGGGCCAGGATGGTGTTGCGGAGGGTGACGCCTTCCACCTCAACATCGAGGATGGCGGCCTGCTCAGTCCAGACTTCCTTCAGGATTTCGGCGTTGGGGGCCTTCTGGCAGGCGGCGATGAACAGAACCGCCTGGTCCTTCATCTCCTCGGTGACCTCGGGCTTGGCCTCGCGGCGCTGCACCTTGGCCATCTCCTCGCGGGAGGGGCGCTTGCCCTTCGTGGCGTAGCCGCAGTTGGCCAGCGCACGCCCGATCGCGCTGGTCTCGCAGTTTTCGGCGGCGCTGGTCTTGTTCACGGGCGTGGAGCCGACGACTTCCTCGGCGTAGCCGCTGGCCACGGGGCGGTCATCCGAGAACGTGAAGTAGACCTCGGCGCGGAAGATGAACTGCTTGTCGCCGTAGGCCACCAGGTCGGTGAGGATGCGGCCCTCGGGGTGGTCAGCCCAGAACTTGACCAGACGGTCCTCAACCGTCTCGTAATCGTTGAGGTCGAAGCGTGCCATGTGATTCTCCTTAGTTGGTTTGGTTGCGGTCACGACGAAGGCGGGCGGCCTGGAAGGCCAGGGCTGCCGCGTCCAGGCACTCATCTTGAGTGCTGGTAGTGGTCAGTAGGTCCATGATTTGGGCTCCCGTTTTCGTTGCGTGGGGTTAGTAAACCACGGATAGGCCACTAACACCAGTCAACTCGCCCACTTTTACTGGTCAATTTTCAGCAGCCCTGTCACGCATGAGACTTCTTCCCGACATAAGGGGCGCGCTGCTTGACTCACCACTCCAAGCGGGCAGTATGGACTTCATGGGCGGGCACGCCGCCGTTGCCACGGGAGGCAAAGTGAGCGCAACACTCGGAACCATCATCAAGGATGCCTGCGCTGAGAAAGGTTGGAGTCTCAGGGAATTGGCACGCAGGGCGAAGCTTCCAGCGGCCACCGTTCAGAAGATCACATCCACCCCAGGCATCGTCGCCAGGGTAGACAACCTTCAGAAGATCGCCAGGGCCCTCGGGCTACCCGTCACCGTCCTATTGGAGGCGGCTGCCAGAGACTCGGGCTACACCACCACCCCAGCCCACACGGGCGAGATCGACGTGATCGTCGCCAGCCTGAACGAACTCAGCCCCCAGCGGCTCCACGAAGTCCAGGCCCTTGTAGAGGCAATGCTGAGCGCCGAGAAGCCCCTGAATAGGTGACGTAACCCTCACGTGGATTCCCAACTATTGGAATTGCGACTAGTGAAGATTCCCCTTACGTTCGCCAGAACGTTGAAACAGAACTTTCAGGGGAGATGAGAACTTGCAGGTCGTCCGAGGTGACATAGGAGTACCCGCAGCAATAATCGGCGGGGAGGTGATCGTCGTCAGCCCCGACCTGGACTACGTACACACCTACTCCGCCATCAGGGCGCTACTGCCGCTGGCCAGCCCCGAAGCCATCATGGCCCTAACCGAACAAGTATCACCGAGGCTGCGTCTACTACGTTCAGTTGAATGACAGCCAGAGCAGTCGGGTACGTTCGCGTCTCCAAAGCACGCGAGGAGATGATCTCCCCCGAACTCCAAGTCACCGCGATCACCGACTACTGCCAGCGCACAGGCGCGAAGCTTGTGGAAGTCATCACCGACCTGGACCAGACGGGCCGTAACTTCGCGCGGGTCGGCGTCCAGTCGGCTATCGAACTCGTCGAGGCTGGCGGCGCTGACCTCGTAGTCGTCTGGAAATGGTCCAGGTTCGGGCGTAACGTCAAGGACTGCCTGGTAAACATCGACAGGCTGGAAGTCGCTGGCGGCAAACTCGTTGCGGCTACTGAGGATTTCGATGACACCCCCGTCGGCAGGTTCGGGCGCGGCCAGTTCCTACTCATGGCCCAATTCGAGTCCGAGCGCATCGGTGAACAATGGAAAGAAGCCCAGGCCAGGCGAATACGTAACGGCCTGCCCATCAACGGGCGGCCCAGGTACGGCTACGACTACACGAAGGGCACGGGCTATACCCCGAACCCTGTCACCGCGCCAATCCTGAAAGAGCTCTACGAGCGGTACGTCGCTGGGGATTCACCGAGGCTGCTGGCCAACGACATGAACCGCCAGGGAATCCCGTCACCTGGCGGGGCTATCTGGCTCGATTCCACCGTGCGGCAAGTCCTCGCGTCAGGGTTCGCAGCGGGGCTTCTACGGGTCGGCATCAACACAGGCCCCAGGCGGGACAACAACGGCGGCAGGTTCGTGGAAGGGGCCCACGAAGCGATCATCAGCATGGACACCTGGGAGCGTTACCTGCGGAAGCGGGCCAACTCGGCCACCATCGGGACGCGCATCCGCTACCCCGCCCACCCGTTCGCGGGCCTCATCTACTGCGGCTCCTGCGGCCACCCCATGTATCGGGCCAACGGCATCGGGCGGTTCATGTGCGGCAGCCGCCGCCGCAAGGCCCCCTGCCCCCACCCCGCCCACACGAACATGGAATCGGTGGAGGCCCCCGTGAAGGCTTGGCTGACCACCCTGAGTGACCAGGTCAATCAGCGCACGGAAGTGGTCGAGAAGCAGCGGCAGGGCCGCTCAGACGCACGGAGCAGGCGCAAAGCCCTCGGGAAAGAAATCGTCAAGGTCGAAGCGTCACTCATCAAGCTCACGAAGTCCTACGCCGAAGGCATCATCCCCACCGACGCCTACCTCGCCACAAGAGACCAGCTTCTAGGGGAGAAGGCTGCCAAGTCCAAGCAACTAGACGCCCTCAGCGACGACCTGGAGGCCCTGGCCGTCCCCGCCACCAGGATCGCCCCCGACCTCCTAGCCGAGTGGGACACCCTGGACCACCAGGGGAAGCGAGACATTCTCTCCGCCCTGGTCGCCAGGATCGAGGTCCACCCCAAGGGCAGGGGGTTCAGGCCAGACATCGTCGTCGTGCCCAGGTGGGAGCGGAGTACGCCCCGCAACTGACGATCATTGTCGGTAACCGTGAGACGTACCAGATGCAAAGAAGTACGCCCCACGGCTACCCACGACTGTGGACAACTGTGAGGCGTACTTCTCCTAGGTTCTAGCGCTGGCGGGACCGCACCCATTCCTCGATGGTTTCTTCACGCCACAGGGGCGTACGGCCATAGCGCTCGTCAGGCTGGGGCATCAGGCCCTTCGCCAGGTAGGCGGTAAGCGTGTTCCTCAACAGGCCCACGCGCCCAGCCACTTCCGAGAAGGTCATCAGCCGACCTCCGCTGGTAGGCATCACGCCACCGAACGCAAGCGGCCCTGCTGCTTGCCCTTGTCATGAATGTCCACCAGCACATCAGCGACCTGCGCGTAGACGCGGTTACTAGTAGCGGCGCGAGCCCGCGCCATAGTGAGGAGCTGAACCGCAGTCACCTTGTCAGCAAGCTTCTTTTCCAGGACAGCCTCGCTGGCCTCGGGATAACGCTTGAAGAACAGCGCCGCGCCCTCCACCAGTTCCGCCTTCCACGCCCAGTCAGTCGTGCCGTAGGTGTTCCACAGCAGCGTCAGCGAACGGCGCAGAATTTCCTTACCCTCATCAAGGTCGCTTCCGACCTTCCCGACGGTGCGAAGCAGCGCGCCAGCAATGCCCAGGCCCAGTTCGCTGGACGAAGCCGCGACATGCAGACCCAGCCCATCCACCACTTCCTCAACCGCCACCGCAACGGGGTCACCAGCCGTCACCGACACGCGGTACTTCGCGTAAGTGGACACGGCCTTGCGGCCCTGGTTATGGGCAAGGAACAACTGAGCCTCGTCCTGAAGCGACAAGCCGTTATGGACGATGGCCGTGAACTTGAAATTCGGCTGACCCAGGCGGGTGATGGCCGTCATGCGCTGGAGCCCATCAACGACGTAGTAGCCATCCGTACGGCGGCTGACAACAATCGCTGACACGAACTCCGCGTTCCAGTTGGTCATCAGGTGACGCACCTGAGTTTCTTCAATGCCACGCTGGACGCGG